TTGCCGCTGGTCTTCTATCTTCTAAATAACCAGACCAATCATCGGCGGTAGTTTGAGGAATCCGAACAGAAGCGCCTCTGTCGCTTACACCATAAGTAAATTTATTTATGTTTTGTGTTTCACATTTTCCAGTGAGTCTCTTTTCATTATGTTCACCATACACATTGATGTGTTCTAGATGTCCATCAGACAATGCTTCACAAACATTAGTAATATATTCTTCGTCAGAAACTTCTCTCATATATTCAGTGCTGAAATTAATGTGTGCGCCTGCACCATTCCATCCGCCTTCGATTGGTTTAGGTTCTAATGAAACATAAAAATTATTACCTTCGGTCAATCTATGCAAAATGTATCGACTTATCCATAAATCATCTGCTGTAGTCAAAGCATCTTTTGGTCCTAATTGATATTCCCATTGAGAAATAAGTACTTCTGCATTTGTTCCTACAATATCAATTCCTGCTTGCATACAAAGTAGGGCGTGTTGTTCTGACATCAATCTATGATTTACATTTTTAGAGCCTACTCCACAATAATTTTCACCCTGTTGTGTGAATTTTTCCCAACCCACAACTTCATTAGTGTCATTATCAATAAGAGTATATTCTTGTTCTACAGAAAACCACATATCCTCATTGTCTGTATGTGTTGCTTTTTCTAATTCTTTGCGGGTGTTTGTTTTATGAGGCGTTCCGTCTGGATTGTATGTTTCACAAAGAATTAAAAATGAAGCCATCTCGCTCATTTCAAGTGGGTTGTGGTAAACTCTTACGGGTCGCAAAATAATATCGCTGTTTTTGGTGTCTGCTTGATTTGTGCTTGAACCATCAAAGTTCCAATCCCCACATCTATCTAAAACATCTTCTCTGTCCATTTGACCTGACTGAGAGTTTAATGTCCAACTATCAAATCGAACTTTACTTCTGATATTTTTTGTTGTGTTACCATCAAGCCAAACATATTCCAATCGAACAGTCATGTTTGCACTACCTGTAAACTGATATCCTTCTTTATTCATAATTTCTCCATTTTTTTAAAAACAAATACTGGTTCGTATTTTAAATATTTCTCATTCACTTGACAGTAATTTTTACAAGTAGGTTTACCATCTTCACCCATTCTGTTTTGCCCCGGCATTCCTTCTAACGCCATCTTTATTGTGTATTTATATTCCATTCCATATTCTTCAAGAATGGTTCGGGTATCATCTTCAAGGGGAAGATATTTTCCACCAACAAGCAAATCTGCAATGTTCCAAAGAAGATACCTTCCGTCACGCAAAAAGTCAACACAAGTTTTTAGGGTAGGTCGTAAAAATCCTTCTCTCCACGCTTCATACGACGAACCATATCTTTTGTACGACTGAGAGGGGTCTTCGCTATACGCTTCTCTGTTGAAATAAGGAGGCGAAGTAAAGATGAGGTCGAGTTTTCCTCGGTATTTTTGGAAGTCGGGGTGTTTTCCGATTTCTTCTGACCCTTCTTTGAAAATATGGTAAGTGTTCGTTTCGGAAAAGAAAGGATTTCCACGATAAGTTTTGGTATTGTAAAAATCAGCGATAGAACCATACTTGCTGTGAGAATCGTCATCCATAAAATTATCAGGATTAGGGTCAGTACCCACATAGTGAATCCTACGGTCATCCCTAACACCCATAGCGCCAAGTATGCGACCGCCCCAGCCAGCAGACGGGTCATAAATGTTAATAACTTCTTGGTCTTTGATATCATTTGTAAATCTTTCGTACAAATATTTCGCAGTCATTGGTGGGAAATTGACTGCCGGCTGAATATATCCAATACGATATGCGGCGAATGCTTTAGGGAACATTTTTCTTCCCTTACGATAAACACGAATGTTATATCGCATATTATCAGACATATTATTTATATCAAAAGTAGAATGATGTCGATATTTTAGCCATCCTTTATCTTTATATTTTTGTACTTCATCTTTGGTAAAGTTTAAGATTTCACTTTGTTCAACTTGGAAGTATCCAGTATTCAATCCTTCTCTTATCTTTACTTCTTCTAATATAAAATCATATCCCTTGAATATATGTTGTGCAGTAAAGAATGAATCTATCCAATGGTTTGCATCATCTGTATCAATAATAGAATACTTTTTGTTGTGGGTAAATGCAGATTTTGCGTGTTCGTATAAACTATCTCGGCGGAAATGTCTCATACCACCTTTTACCATTTTATCAAGATGTCTATCATCTGCAAACAAATCGTAGATTGAGTAACCATTATCTTTTTCGGTATAGTTGATACGAACCTTCATCATATTACTAAACCATTGGTCGGCTTCGCCTCCGATACGAGACTTATTAATAATCACATCATCTTCTATATCAGAAAGTTCATCGGTGTGAGCGAACTGATGGGTCGGATATTCTGCAATTTTATTAAATCGTTCTATAATTCCCTCTTCGCTTTTACCAGTTCTTGGTGGACAGCCATATTCGTCCCACGCATCTTTAACTACCTTACGCATTTCAATCACCCACTCACGAAATTCATCAGGAGTCATCTCAACGAGTTCTTCGTAAGTGCAATTGATATGTGAATTAATCACATATTCATTGCGTTCATAAAATAGTTTTGTCTTTGTCATCATTTTATTCTACTGAAATTATTCTTCTTTTCAAACACAATATGATTCTGAAACTTATCTGTCATTGTATCAGATTTGTGGGAAATTACAAATATATTAGCACGATTTCCGAAAGTTGTTAAGAGTTTTAAGAACTCTTCTGTGCCAACTGCATCTAAACTAGAATCAAACACTTCATCTAGAAGCAATAAATTACAATTTACGCTGTTCTTCAGTCTTGCAATCTCCCGCCACGCAAGTAACAACGACAGGTCGATACGCAATCGTTCACCTTCACTAAAACTATGATAGGTAAATTCATCACGATGGCGACTCTTAATTGTCTCGTTGAAATTTTCGTCAAGATTAAACTGGCAAAAGAAATCCATATCTGCAAGATACTTGTTAATTAACTTATTCATAATTGGCAAGTAGTGTTTAATAATCTTGGCTTTAATTCCAGTATCCTTCAAAAGAGTAGAAGCAATAGCAAGATAATGTTTGTCTTCGATTAGAGTTTTTCTTCGTGAGACACTTTCTTTTCCTTCGCCAATCAGTTGGTTTAGTTCGTCTTTTGTTTCTTGAACCTCTGTTCCTTCGGTAAATACAGACTCAATATTTTTTTGTAGTTTATTAATATATTGTGTGGAAGCACTTATTTCATTTTGCTTGCCTGCAACTTGTTTTTCTATAATATAAACAGTATCAAGAATAGCATTGATGTCTCCCATTCTCTTTTCTACCTGTTTAATTTGTTCTGCCAATTCATCAATAGTTGTTTGTATTTCTGTGTGTTCTTTACTTTTCTCATCAAACACACATTCTTTGTGGTGTTGTTGAATGTCTTGTTTACAAGAAGGACAAGTATCATTTACTTCATAGAATTTTACTTCTTTTTGTATGGTCTTTATTTTATTTTTAAGTTGATTCTCTGTAGATTCCATACCAATAAGAGATTTTGGAATAGTATCTTTGTCGTTTACCTGTTCCAGAAGACCAGTTATGCTTCTTTGTTGGATTTCAATTTCTTTTTGGAGTCCTTCAATTTGCCTCTTTGAATTCTTAATTTCTATCTGATACTTATCGACAGAATCGCTTGATTTCTTTTCAAGAGTATTAATTAGTTTTTGTTTTTCGTCAATTTTACTTTTGGCAATTTCAATCTTAGTATCAATGCTTTTAATGTATTCTTTTGTCATTTGAAGTTTTGCACGAACAAGAGTATTCATCACAGAGAACACATCAATGTCGAGTAAATTCTCTACCACCAACCTTCGGTCTGATGCACTAAGTTGCATAAAGGGAACATAATTAGATGAACCAAGAATGACAACCTGACAAAATGATTTATATGTCATCTTGAGAATTTGTTCTTCTAGAATCTTCTGATAGTCTCTTGCCTTTGCATCTTGGTCTAACATCTCATCGTTCTTGTATATTTCAAATTTCTTTGGATTTAAACTTCGGAATACTCGATATTCATTATTGCCAATTGTAAATACAATTTCCACTTCACAATCTTTCTCATTAATTGAATTAGGAAGTTGAGGAATATTAATACCACGAAACGATTTCCCAAATAAGGCAAAAGTCAATGCGTCGAGCATCGTTGACTTTCCTGCACCATTATCACCAGAAACAAGAGTGTTGTGATGTCGAGTTAAATCAACGGTAGTCTTATAGTTGCCTGTTGAAAGAAAATTCTTCCAACTCAATGTTTTAAAAATTATCAAACAGTTTCCTCCACCATAAACCAGTACGGAGTCTCCGATTTCCAAGTAGCAAAATCTTTTTTCTCTCCGATATAATATGCACGATATGCTTCAACAATATCGTTGTTTTTATATTGCTCTGGCATTGCTTGTGCGAAAGGAGTAAGACCAATGTGCGGGAGTTCTGGTCTATTTTCGTCACACCACTCAATAACCTTTTGTGTTTTGTGTACTTTATCATATCTGTTTGTATATTCGGAACACAATGCATATGCGTGTGCAATCAACCAACTATAATTATGTGTAGACGCACGAACCCACTTGGTACAAGGATGATTATAATGTGAACGCTTATATGGTGCAGTTCCTTCTGGATGAACTGAACACAACATCTGTGCAGACTCAAGAATCATCTTTACTACATGTTTATCACAAGCATATCTGGCTGCTATAATTGGATTTTCATCAAGAACAAAAATATTCACAGGGACAAACTCTCCATATACAAATCTTTGATAAGTTTTTTCATTCGTGGCTTATCTTCCACTTCTTTAATTGTATCAATCTCATTATTGATTAGTGTAACAGTATCTTGTGCTAAGTCAACTATTTCTTCCTTAGTCCATTCAGAATCTACAAGTTCTTCTACCAATGTAATCTTTGATACTCCTGCCTCATAAAGTTTATCCATATATCGGTCAAAATCATATGGATGTTTTTTCTTTTCTACAAGCAGTTTAATATAAGAACCTTTAAGGTGTGGATTCTTTTCAAATTTAACAGGACCATTTTCGTCATTATAGGAAAGTGTATAAAACATCTTATATGGATTTTCTATAAATTCTATTTCGCGGGTAGATGTATCAAATATATGAAATCCTTTTGTTTCGTTTAAATCTGAAAAAGTAATTTGATATTGAGTACCCATATAGTATATGTTGCCCTTTTCTTGACGACAATGAAAATGTCCAGAGTATACTTTTTCAAATCGTTCAAAGAGTTTGGCATTCATTCCGCCCTGATATTGTATTCCACGCATAACTTCATACCCATCAAGTTCAAGATGTCCTATTAATATTGGCGCCGCGACATTCTTAATAAACTCTACAGATTGTTTGTAGTTTTCTTTATTTACCCAAGGAAGAAACGCAATATCCAATCCGTCAAAATTTACTAGTGTGGGTTCTTCATATAATTCTAAAGAATCTCCAAACAATTCTTTTGTAGAATTTACTTCATTTGTGTTTCGAAAATACACATCGTGATTACCAAGAATACAATGAAGATTAATTTCGTCTTTTTGCAATCGTTCAATAAACTTAGTTCGGACTTGATTAAGAATATTGAAATTAACAAACTTACGCCTATCCATTAGGTCGCCAGCGTGTATGATTGTAGTTATGTTGTTTTCTTTGAGGTATGGAAAAAATACATTATCAAAGAACTTCATAAAATAATCAAAGAAAAGTTGCGAATCGCCCCTTGCACCGAAGTGCGTATCATTTATCAGTGCTATCTTCATTATCGTTCCCTAAAAAACTATCGAGCGTTGCGCCGCGACTACTTTTTCTTTTTGCTTCCAGTGCCGCTAATCTTGCTTTTTCTTTTTTTGGTGTGAACTTATCAATATCAGCATCAGTTAATTTTAAATAATCCTGTACAGGCTTCTCTGATTCTTCTAAACGGTCACGACCTTCAGTATCTTCAACCCATCTAGGAAAATGGTGGTCTTTGTCCATTTCTTCTATTAGTTTATATTTGATGTATATTTGCTTCTTTTCTTTTTGTATTCTTCGAAGAAAAGCATAATAGATGATTTGTGTAAAATATGAAAATGGATTTTTTGATTTCTCTGGATTGAAATTATGAGCATACATCAGACAATTTTCTATTCCATCACCAATCATCTCTTCTCTATATGCATAATTCATAAAATTAGGTCTATATGATAAATGTTCGGCAATGTCCAGAAAACATTTTCCAATATATTCATTTACAGGAGGTTTTGGTTCGTCTGATTCTTGTGCTTCAATGACTAATAATTTCCAAGCAGACATCTCTTCGAAAAATTTCTCATTATCAACATAATGATTTGCGGGTTTCTTTTTTTTACTCATTATAAAGTTTTTTCCTTGACAATTTTTTCCCCGCTTGGTACAATCTTCTGTGCCAGGGGGAATAAAAATATTATACACTCATGGTTCGGGATTCCAGTCACGGAACTGTTTGTTTATTTCGTCATCTGGAGAGTCTTCTTCTTGGTCTGTGTTGGGGTTAATTTTCCATCTTCTTCTAGCATCACGATAAAAACTCTCGATATCAAATTCGTGTTCTTTTGTTTCGGGGTCGAAACTAACCAATCCGTTTAAAAGAAATGACATAAAGAGGGAAGGCGGAACTATAAAATTCATCATAACATTATCTTCTGTCTCCTCATTGCCACTCATTTCTATTTCTTCTTCTTCTTCTTCAAATATTGGTTCATTTAAATCTTGCTCTAATTGACTTTTGATGTATTCTTCTAATCTTTGGGGGTCATCCATTATTTCATTTTTTAAATCGGTGATTACATCTTGTTTGTCTAGTTCGGCCAGATACATTTGTACAACTTCTGGTTTAGGAGATGATGCAGAAATAATATGCATTAAAGGAAGTTTAAATTCAATTTCATTTGTCAAAATGTCCCAAGGTTTAAACATTACAAATTCTCTAGGACCAGGTCCAGTAACTGTTTTAATAGAGAATGGTCTATGGACAACAATATATTTGGAGTCTTTACCGACTACCTTACCAATTATATCATCTCCAGAAGAAAGTTTATAAGTTCTAAAAATATCAGCCATCAGTATCTTCTCCTTCTAAGTTGATTTTTACTGTTTTATAGTCAAATCGTTCTTTGTTGTATATCTTAATACGCTCAACAAAGTGTTTTAATGTGTGGTTTGTCCAACCTTTCCACGACAAATCATCTCCTATATCATATAACTTTGCTTTATCCTTATATTTAGACTTTCTTAATTGTCTTCCAATTGATTGAAGTACTCTAATTCTTGATTTTGAAGGGGAAGCAAATACAATATTGTGTAATCTTCTGATAGAGACTCCTGTAGAAAAAGTACCATAAGAAGCAACAATAATGGCATTGTCGTTTTCTTCTGTCAATTTTCTTATTTTCTCCCTGTCTTGTGCTTCAGTGTTACCATAAACAAAATACACATCGTGTTCTGTACATACATCCTTTATTAGTTGGTGTAGATATTTGCCGTGTTTTTCTACCAATTGGAATAGAATAAGGGTATTTCCTTTTAGTTTATTCGTCATATTTGCTATGAAATCGTTTCTTGTTTTGTTCGACACTAACCATTCTAATTCATCAAAATATTTCATTTTCTTGGTACTGTTTCTTGTTTTTTCGTTATAATTTAAGAGAATACAATCTATTTCTAGTTGTGCTAACAAATCCTTTTCCATCAATTCGTTAGTATTAACTACATTATACACTGGACCGAACAAACCTTCAATAACTAATTTGTGAGTTTGTGTGCCATCTAGAGTTCCTGTTGTTCCTATACGATAAGGACAGCCAGATAATTTACTCATAATTGATGTTAATGATTTGGATTTGAATAAATGACATTCATCCCCAAACACTGCTCCAAAATTATCAAAGTACTTCTTAGGCATTTTGTATATGCTTTGCCAAGTCGAAATGATTATTTTACTATCGTTGCATATTTTATTTTTCCCTGCAAAAACAACATGACATTCTTTTGCCGCATCGAAATCTACATCAGCAGTTGAATACTCTTTGAAGTCTTCATACATCTGAGTAACAAGTGATATTGTTGGAACGATAATTAATATCTTTTTATCTGTTGGTAGTATATTCATATAATGTCTTACTAAAGAATAAATGATTAGACTCTTACCAGAAGCCGTTGGTGATAATAACAATCCCCTATTATTATTAATGGCATGTCTAACAGCATCTACCTGATGGTCGTATGCTTTAATAATATCATTGTTTGCTATTGGTTGCAAATCATCTATGAATTTTTTAACTTCATCATTTGTTTTATTATTTTTAGGAACGAGTGGCGAATTAGAATTAAATGAATATCCTCGCTCTTTACAAAAAACATCAACATAATCTTCTAACCCCGCATAGAGAGTTTGTGTGTATATGTTGTATAGTTTTATAGTTCCGTCCCACATTTTACTTCTATATGCAGGCATAAACTGATAGCCAGGAACTTTAAAAGTAAAATAATCAGAAAGTTCTTTCGCCAACCCTTTATCACAATCAATTCTTATATTAACAGAATCAACATGACTAACAGTTAAATCATTCATATATTATTTATGGTTCAAATAAAGTATCGTTTATACGAACTTTAGTTCTAGCACCAACTACTCCTGACCAAACATAACAATCTATTCCTGCTTCTTTCATCATACTTAATCCTATATTACACGATTCTTTCCACCTATTGGGTGTTTTGTCAATATATTCTTTATGACCTACAATTCTAGATATACCACATTGGATTATTGCTCTTGCACAATCAGAACAGGCATACCAAGGACAATACATTGTAAGTCCTTCCGTTTTAATTCCTAGTCTGGCTGCTTTATATAAAACATTTCTTTCTGCGTGTTCAACATAATGATATTTTAATGGTCTTTCCCACACATCTGTATTTTGTACTGTGTGGGGGATATTATTACATTCCATACAAAGAATTCCATCGTCGTTCAATAATAATGCCGCGTTTTGTGTTGATGGGTCTTTTGAGTTATTTTCTGCATATCTATACAATTGCCTAAAATAAACACTATGCATAGGGTCTGTTGCAAAATCATACACCATTGGTAAATTTTCTCCACTCAATGGCATTTTTTATTTCCCATCCTCTGCCATTAATACTTTTGATTGTTGATGCTAAGTAATCTACCTTTTCTTCTTGAAGGGTAATTCTATCTTCAATTACTACTACATCTTTATCTGTGTGTATATACCTGTCTAAATCTTGCTTTAACACTTTAAGTTGGAACGGCTCCCATCCTCTTATTTTCAATTCGGCTTCACTCATTTTGCCAGAATAAAATTCCCACTTATCTCTTGTCATCTCACGCCTTTCGACTTGAAGTTTTCGTAAGATAAGCCTTTCATCGTGGAAGATGTTAAGATACTTATTATGAAGTTGTGGTATTTTTAAGGATTCGATATCTAACATAGTGTCATCAATCTGCATATCCTTTTGGACCATATTTCGAATATCGTTAAATTTCATAGTACAATTATAAACTATAATCAAGAAAAGTCAATTATAATTTAGTTACATCATATGTGGTATATGTAAAATTGACGGTCGCAATTAAAGGCTCAGTGCCTACAACAGTACTGTCAAAATCCACGCCACTTAGTGTTTGTGGTAAAATATTTTTAAAGTGTACTTTTACATTTGGCTTCATTGCACTATTAAGAATAATCAGTGTGGCATCTGAATAATGGTTTTTTGAGTCTTCATAATCATTTGGATTATCATCGGTAGTAGTAGACATTAGCCAATTATAAATTTCTAACCAGTTGGTCATATCTTCGTCTACTAAAAATTGTACAGTTAGTTCTGAGTATTCTGGCATACCACTATGCATAATATCTACAAATCTACCAGTAGGCTGTCTAACAGTATTTACCGTTATACTTGGTAGATTTACTGATTGGCAAAAATATGTTGTATAGGGTGTTCTTTTTAACTCAAACTTAAAATATGTTGGTAGCAATCCATTCAATTTTTCTGGCATTCTACCAGAAATATTAGAGGCATCAAAATCAATATGTTCATATCCTAGAAGTTTACCTGATGATGTTGGACCTGAAGGACCTACTATATCTGCTGGCGCTGGACCACCTATTATTACATTTTTTCCTGCCATTGTATAATTCTCCTATACTATGTATAAAAAGAAAAGGGGAGTCCCATAAAGGACTCCCCCATTCAATCATATCTTAGTTACTACTTATCAACCTGCGGCAGTTGCGTTAGCATTGATACCGTGTAGATTATCTACTCGGAAAATTCTGTAGTACTTGTTACTACGACGAGCGCCAATATTATCAGTTGCGGCAGCCGTTCCACTAGCGAATGGGTTTGAAACCATTCCGTAACGAGTCTTAAACCCGATTCGTGGTTGGAAACTAGCGGCGTCAACGGCGCGTACCATCTGTAGCGGGACATATGGGCAGTAGAACAGACCAGCATCATACTGGCTTTCTCCGCGATATCCTGCACAAACATAGTCGGTACTTGCGTATGGGTCAACATATACCTTGGTTCGTCCGTTAAGAACACCAACGAATGTGTTACCAGTATCGTCAACTGTTAGGTTTCCAAATGCTGGGTCGTGGTTAAGAATACCACTCATTGATAGGGCGGAAGCAACATCTGAAGAACAGATGATGATGTTACCCTTACCTCTACGAGTATCCTTAGCGATTTGGTTGCATTCTCGTTCGATTTGGAACATAAGTCCACGGAACTTTTCAGCACTCCATCTACCATCGGAATCCTTGAGGAGGTCATAAATACCCGTTGTGGTTCCAGTTAAACCGTCGATAGTAAGTCCATCGGTTGCAACATGTGCAAGGTCAGTGTTTGTTGCACCAAGTACTGCTGATTCGTAGACTGTACGAATAACTTCACGGTTGATTTCAGCAAGAATTTCACTGCTAAGAATATTAGCAAGTTCTGCTTCTGCATCTAGTCCGTGAACAGCCTTGAGGTCTTGAGCGAGTTCAGTACTGTACTCAGCCTTGAGCATACGACTCTTTGCTTCAACAGCAACTCGGTCAATGCTGAATGCCATCTGGTTAGGCTCTTTACCTTCTGCTGTAATAGTTGGTAAACCTGTACCGTAGTCATATCCACCACCCGATGCACCAGATGCGTTTACAGTCGTACCCATTAGTGGGTCAGTGCCAGTGTGGGCTGAACCCGAACCACCACCAGAGACACCATCTGTGTCTGCTTCGTTGTAGAATGCTTCAGCGCCATCTGGAGTTGCGTACTTGGCACGCATTGCAAAGATAAGTCCTGTAGGACCAGTCATTGGTTGAACACCACAAACATCGTATGCCATTAAGTTAGGCATTGAACGACGAACGAGACTGATGAGTACAGGGTCAAATGTCTTTACATTTCCGTCTTGTGAAAAGTGCGAAGAACCGCCAACACCCATAACATTAGTTGGTGTTGCTTCTGAAAGCAATGCTTGCTCTTGGTTCTCTAAAAGAATTGCTGTAACATTCTTTCGGTAAGTATCTTTAATTTTAGGCATATCGCTATGCTCTAATACTGGCTCCCACTTCTTTTGAAGTTGTTCGGCCAATAATGCTTTATCGTCCATTTTAATCTCTCCTTTTGATTTTTATTGAGTCAAAGGCTTTTGAGCAGCCTTATGGATTCTGGTTAGGGATTGCAAATAATTATCCATTTGTTTTGGATATGTGGTTTCTTCTACAATGGTGTTTTCTTCTTCGTCTGAAGTAGTTGCGGATACATCATTAGAGAAGTAATTTTCTTTAAGGATGTTTATTTTTTCTGCGTATTGTTCAGTCGATTCAAACTCAACACCTTCTGCGAGACTTCTAAGAGTTTCTACTTCTGTGTCGGTTAGACCTTTGGTAGATTCCGAAAATACATTAATTCTTTCTAGTTCTTCGGAACGCTTGGTAAGTTCGATATTACTTTGTAGTTGTTCGTTTAGTTTTTCTTCGAGGGTTTCAGTCTTTTCGTTTGCTTCTGCAAGAGCATCGAATTTATCTTCTGGAACTTCGATGTTGTGATTCTCAAAGAGACTTTTAAGGTCAAGAATAAAGGATTCAGAGATTTCATTTTTGAGACCGTGTTCGATAGCAATTTGATTATCTTCTGCCCATTCTTTAACAACATAGTTAAGATAGTCATCTAATTTTTCAGAAAGCGAATCAGAGATTTTTTCTGTTTCTTCTTCAAGACGAGAATCAAAGGCTTCTTGAATTTCTGAACGGGCTGCTTCTGTACGCTCATTAAGAGCAGAGGCAAAAATAACTTCTGCTTTATTGCGGAAGTCTTCGCTCAAATCTTCTCCACCAAAGAGAGCATCCATATGCTCTTGTGTTTTTAGTGCTGTAGCGGCAGATGCCTTTGCGGCAATAGTACCCTTGTTTTCTTTCTCGTCGCCTTCATCGGCATCAGGTTCATTAACTTCAGTTGCACCCTTATCTGCGCCGGCTACCTTGGTTAAGTCTGGGTCCTCTACAGAGTCGGTATCGACTGTAGGGGTTTCCTTTTGTTTCTTATTAGGCGCGGCTGTATTTACAGCATCGCCTTCATCAACGGAAACCAAATCTGCGGTTTCCTGCTCCAAGATATCCTTGGCTAGTTCTAGAGTGTCTTTGTCTGACATTATAATGTCTCCTTAATATCTTTTAAATTACTTACTATGTATATTTTTTAGAGATTTGACAAGAAATCTTTAAATACGGTTAGTTTGGCTCGTTCAATAAGTCGTTGGTCTGGCTGCGAGAGAATGAATGCTTTATACTTTTCGATGGTTTGAGGCTGTAATATTCCGTTATCCCAAACCCATTCTTTCCCTTCCATAATCCCATTTACAAATGCTTCTGGAGCAGATGGGTCTGCTACAATATCTACTGCGGCAAGCATAAAATCTTCTTGTACTTCATTTGTTCCATCTTTTTGTTTTTTAAGTGAACCCATACCACGGGAAGATACCCCAAGTCTGGCTCCTTCATCAATTAGATTTTTAACAATTTTACCATATGGAGTATCTAAAACCTTTGCTTTACCTGTAATATTATTACCGTCTTCTTTGAGTTCAGTAATAATGTGTGAAACTCGTTCAAGATTTAATGATGGTCCTTCTGGATGTCCCAGTTCTCCCATTGCTCTTTTACTTTCAACGAGTTCTTTACCATAACGAGAAACTTCTTTCATTAGAGTAGATTTAGGATAAAATCTACCATTTCGGTTCTTTTGCTCTGCTTGCATAAAGATACCTTCAATGAAGTAGTTTTTCTGCTTACTTTCTTCATTTACTTCTACGATGTATTTTACATCTTCGGTTGTTTCTGTTATGAGTTTCATTTTTATTCCCCTGTGGTTGGTTCTGTTCCCGCATCGTAGGCTATTGGTTCACCTGAAGGTTCTGTATAGTCGATAACATCATCTGTATCTGGCTTTCCAATAGAATTTGCAATTTCTACTTTCTTGTTTTTAATATGTTCGCCTGTTCTATTATATAGAATAGTATTTGTTGCATCTTTGGCTTTATCCAACTCATTTTTTCTAATAGCATCCATTACATCTTTAGTTGTAATTTGTCCTGTTTCGTATTCTGTTCTGTCCATTATTTAATTCCCTTCATTTGTTCTTTAACAAAATTAATAACCTTGTTGTGGTTATTTTTATTTATAATAAAAGCCTCCCTAAACACCATTTTGTTCTGCTCATCGAGAAGATTATATACAAAGAGTGTATCATTGGATTCTTTTTCGTCCAATTTAATTTTTGTTCCGTCTACAAGTTTATTGGTTGTTGATAGCAGAGTTTCAAAATCTACAGATTCTTTGAACATTTTTTTGATGTATGTCCATAACCAATGTTTTTGGTTTTCTAATTCATTCTCAAGACCAAATTCATCTGCAACCGCAAATGCCGCTTCTGTGCCAGTTTCAAATTTTCTTTTATATTTTTTTAACCATTTCAATACTTCTCTTTTTGTATCCAACGCTTCAGATAAGACTACCTCAAAAGAAACATCAATATTTTCTTTTATTTTCATATTACCTTTGATATGTCTTCGTGCCGCAGTCTTTGCTGATTTTGGACCTGGGAATACTTCCCAACGCTTATCATCAATATAAACAACAACTGGCTGAGTTGGACCTAAGCCTAAACTTTTTATCTTCACAGATTTTCCTGCAATTTCAAACGAATCGAGCCAAATTTCTTTTTCCAGTCGCGGGTCAAGAGCAATTTCTGCTGAATCGGGTGTTAATTCTGCCTCTGCTGGCGCAGGTGCAGGCGCTTCTTCTTTTTCGTTCATTGAAGTTAAAAATGTTTTGAAATCTTTTGCCATCAATAGTAATCCTCTGTTCCTGTTTTTATTAGACCTTTTTCTCTTTCGTTCTGAATTTCTTTATCCATATCCTCAATTTCTTCATCGGTTTGATGTAGAATATGTTTTCTAATCCATTCAATAGAGTAATATTTTCCAATATGGTCAGTCATTTCTCGCAGAAGAGTCATTCTTTCGTTTAGAATTTCACTGTTCTTTAATTCTGTAAAATATGAATCTCTTGCAAATTCAAACCTAACATCATCTTTAATTTTCTCCCACTCATCTTCTTTCATTATCCCCTTCAAAACTAATTGAACTCTCATTGCTTGCAAGAAAATTTCTGAGAATTTTATTCTTAGTCTTTCAATAAATTTGAAGAATTTTAATTCATCTCTTGAAATCTCTGCTGAACGACCCATATTAAAACCATTGTCAGATTCCAATCTACTAATAGGAACATTTAATGCCCGATATAGTTTCTTCTTGAAGTATTCAACATCGTCCATTTCGCCAAGGTTTTCTCCGCCTTGTAGGGTATCAATCTCAGTACCTCGTCCGCCTTCTCTTCTTGGTAGCCAGAAATCTTCAAGCATTGACATATGCTTTTTATCATCTCGAATCTCACCAGTGTTTACATCATAAACTAGTTTATTTCGATAACGATTCATAATATCACGGAGATATTGTTCTGCTTTATTCTTTGGAAGAGAACCAACATCAATATAGAAGATGCGGCGTTCGGGGGCTCTCGATATTCGATAAATAACCACCGCATCTTCTATCATTCGACATTGATTTAATGGTTTAATTGCTTTTTGTAAATAACCAAATACTCTTTTCTTATCAACATCATACATTCCTGAATGAACATAGATGATTGCATCGGTATTTATTTTAAGTCCTTCTTGTGCTAGTTGTGTGCCTCCAAGTCTATCATCCATATCATTTTCTGTATATACAAAAAACTCTTCGACTTCCCTGACTACCTTTACGCCTTCTTTATTGGTTTCTTTATCTACTTTTCTGATTTTTCTAATAGCAGTTGCATCAACTGGTCGTAATTCTTTAATTCCTTGCTTCAACTTCTTTTCGTTTACTACTATATGAAAGTACATTTTTCCATCAATGTACCATTTTCGAAACATTTCGTATCCTCTAACTTGAAACTGCATTAAACGAAGAATGTGTTTAAATTCCTCTTGCATTTTCTCCTTAATGGTGTCTGGTAAATCAATATCTTCTAAGTCCATTTGAACTGTTTTCTTGATATCATCTTGAACGATTGCTTCGTTTGCTATATCATCAATAGCACTATCGACTTCTGCGTGGAGTGACATTTCTCTGTACTTTTTAATCAGTTCTATGTCATTCTTAATGTTTCCATCAAAATCAACATATTGCCCAAAAAAATTGCCCGATTCGATTTGGGTAGCACCATCATCATAGTCGGGCGGAACAAACGAAACAGGTCTACGAACAGTTGATTCTAAACCTACTTTGTTCGCATCTTTTTCTTTTTTTCTTCCAATCGTAAATCCAAAAAAGTCTACTGGCATAATATAAAAATTCCTTAATTAAAAGTCGGGTCTAAACTCAACCACCACTGCTTGAACGATGCTGACCAGACAAAGAAGTATTTTCCCAGTACTGATAAGACATTGTTACTGTAAATTCTACAATACTGTCATTAGTATCAAATGCCATTTCCATTGCACCAAGAGCCTTTGGCCAGCATTGGAACATAGTGTATTTTGCATTTGAAATTGGGGCATGTAATCTATTTAAAGCCTGAACTGACCAATCTGCAAACAAAGTATTACCAAAGTTCATAGTATTACCTTCGTGTGTTTGCATTTGATTATGCCATTCTTCGAAAGACCTTCGTAAAGACATATCTGAATCAGACATTACGGTGATTTCCCAGTCTTCAAATACTCTATCGCCTGGTAATTTAATCTGTCGGCCTCGATAAGGTACGACTATTTCTCCAATGGATGCGGCAGGCAATGCGGCAGACTTAACCATAAATGCTAAATCTCTGTTATTGCTTGTTGAGCCGATGAGTCCACTGACTTGGAAAAGGTTTGCTCTAATTCCTCCGCCAGCAAGTGCATCTGCTTTATATCCTGATAAGTTATTTGCTGCCATTTTTTATTTTCTCCTAATTTCCTAAAGTTGTTTTAGTTTGGCGTACTCAGTATTTAGGGGGGCTAAATGAATAACCCCCCTTTTTACTGAATTTTTTTATGCCCCTACTACTTCCTCGAATGATACTCCAGTTCCAACTGCAACGAAGTTGAGTTGAATGAAGTTGATGGAACGAGCAGGTTTGATGTAAATATCTGCAACGAATTC